CCCCTCCTCCGCCCCCTCCAGCCGCAACCGGCGAACAACCGCCTCCGCCACCGGCTCGCACCTGGTAACGTTTTAGCAGCGATGTTAAGTCTGACCGCCTTACAGCCGGGCCGCAGGATAGCGGCCGGGCTGACTCATCTGAACCACCTATCTCAGGCTGTCACCGCGAAGTGGCAGGGCGAGAGCGATAAACACGTTTGACATGAATAAGCTCTGCCAGGGTTATCGCCGGGCGTAACAGAAGTTGAAGGCTGCCGACCACAAATAACCAGGTACCGCCGGTCATTAGCGAATCGAAGAAAAAAAGAACGCTTCCTGTCAAAAACCATATCGCGATAAAGAGATCGTTCAGTGCCCCAAGGGCCCGGTAGCGGCGCGCTATGATGATGTGGTCTGAACCGAAATCGATTTCTGCTTGATGTCCGGGCACGGCTTGTCCTTATCAGTCACGAGTGTAGAGTTGGTGATGATAAGGTTAGTGCATCAAGAGGCATCTCAGGTGAGTCTTCCTCACCGACGCATGACGCTTTAAATAAGTTTTAGTCTTTAGGCAAAACCGCACGCAGATAACCCAGCTTCTGCTGCCCTACTCTGATCTGAACACAGGTTTCACAGTAACGTACATCCACTGTCGTTTATCCTTTCAGATAAGACGAGCTCAGCCAGGAAAAACATTATCAGACGCATTCGAAAATGCGTCTTGTGATAGTCTTAGTGAAACGAACGTGCTTGTTTACTGGACCTTATCTGCCTGAATGGTCACAGAACCTGTATTGTCTGCGCAGTTGTCATCACCAATGTAAGCGATAAGATAATAATTGCTTCCAGCCACATTAATCTGTTGTGGTGTACTGCTGATTGCAGACCCCCATCTTGCCGTACTCATTCCACCAGCCATAACAACCCGATCAATCTGACATGAACTTCCTGTGACGCAGTTGGCGCTATTCGACGTCAGGTAAATATTATAGGTACCCGCATCGAGGTTGAATTTCAGAGGCGAACCACTTTGAACCTTACTGTTAACGGCCTGAGGATCAAAGCAGTTATTTTTGGCATCGACGACAAAAGATGCAGCCTGACTACCAAACGACAGTGATACTAAACTCAATGCGATGAACGATTTTAATTTCATTATGGTGACTCCCGTTTAATTTGATGTAATTGACTGAGCGCGTTCCGGCCTTCACGGCACAGCCCTTGCGCTCGATTTCATTCTGTACTGAGGCTTGTGAGAGTACTACGGACATGCGTCCGGCTATCGATGGCACGTCAACAGAAGAGAACAGCCGTCATAAAGCCTGGCAATCAGGATTTTCAAGATATGTCGTTGCGGCTTTTAACTGCCTCAGGTTGAGACAGACAGTGACGGGATTACAAATGGAAAAACGGTATGAGGAATAACCATCTCAAAATATCTTTTGTGAGAGCGCGATTGATCACTATGTCCAGTTGAGCCTGAATACAGGGTATGTGAAAAATTGCGGGTATGAAACAATCGCACTGAGCCTGTGCCAACCACAGTCCTGGCAGCAGGTGTTCCAGACCGGTAAAAGTCGAGTGCTTACCCTCGCGCCGGTTTAGCTACGTCTTTCATCTCAGCGGAAAACTTCCGCAGCTTATGAGTGAAAGTCACAAGCATTAACCCAAGATAAACCGTGCCTGCCTATACAAGCTCGTAGCGTGATACCCGACGATAGAGCGTTAAGGACAGGGATATACATTGGAAAAAGATGTCTCGCGATAAGAAAAGAGGCCAATCAGGGTCATTAATTTTATGAAGAATATCTGAGGAAAGTTAAAGACCGGCAAACCATTGAAGTATAAGAATAAAAAAACAAATGATCGTTGTCGTTTTTATCCAAATTTAGATCTGAAGGTTTCTGCTTCCCAGCCGATAATCAAAATGTAATCGATAGTACCTTATCTTTATAGCCCTGTTCGCTATGCCCACATCCGAGTGGGCTTTTTTATATCTGACGCAGGCATATCGTGCCTTTTATCGATCAAATCTCATTCAGTTGTATCTAAAAAGCACGATCACTGTATGCTTCCACAGTCAGTCAAAATTGACTGCTGGATTTTCCCTTGTAACAGTTTCTGCCTGTGTAACGCAGGCCTTTTTAATTTACTGCCTTCCCTGCCCTGACAAACTCCGCCGCCATTCTGTAAACCTCCGCCTGAAGTGGATTCGTCTCCTCTTTCATCCAGTCTTCAAGTATTTCAGCAAGCTCTAAATCAAAAAAACCTTCTTTTACATCAAGCAGTTCCAGCACGGCTTTACCGATTGCGGTAAAGATAATATAGGGCCGTTCATCATCGTCGTCCATGTGAGCCTAAGTTGTGAAACGGAAATTCAGCATAGCACATTAAATGAGCAATTAATTTTATTCCTGCGGTTGAAGGCTTCCCTGCTCTTTTGGCTGTTGCCCATCAAGCTCAAACGCTAGCGCTGATGCCGCTGACTACAGCCTGCACGCATCTGTTTTCCTCTTTAGTTCGTGAACGACCTGGCCTTGAGTTTTCGACGCGGGCCTAAAGCTGAGGGATGCCAAAATGCAGGTTTATGCAAGGCAGGAGAGTACGAGGATAAGGATGGGCTGAAAGTCCATGATGAAAGATGGCAGCAAAAAATGTCTGTTGCCACACTGCTGCCATTTTGCTACCACTGCCGAATGTCAGACACAAAAAAACCGCCCAAAGAGGCGGCTTAAACGACATTGCTACTACTTGATTTTATTGATGTTTCAATATGGTGCCCGGGGCGGGACTTGAACCCGCACGACCTTGCGATCGAGGGATTTTAAATCGTGCGCCTATTGTCAAAAAATCAACCAGTTAGCTTTATTTTTCATAAAATAAGCACAATAATTTATCGCCAGTTTTCAGATGGTTACGTGCGCTCCAGCACGCATATTATGAATTATTTTATTATTTAAGTGAGAGATTTATGACTAATATTTTCTCTTTTTTCCCGCACTTAAAACAGCTCTTCAGCGCAATAAAGTTTTGAAGAACGTATTTACAAAACCGAATCATTTTTTATGTTTGTTAAAAAAATCCACATTAGTATTAATACCATCCCTTTCGAGCCAATAATCTAAACTATGGGGATGAATTCCTTTTTCCATTATCTGGTTAAGGGCATCTTCGCTTTTATCATATACGTATGTGTGGAGATATTTACAGAGTGAAAAAAGATCATCAAGTTCTTTTGAACTTCGAATACCGTTTGGGTGAATTAAATGTGGCATTATTTCAAGAGTAGGGTTTTCCTTCAAACCTGAAACAACTAAAGAAAAAGAACAATTATCGTGTATGAACGCCCCCTTATGTGCTGCAAAGTTATTCCTTATCTCTTTGACTTTTAGATGAATTTGCTTAAATTCCTTAGGCACTTGCGCATCATCAAGACTAAAGCTCCTGTCTTTGGTTATGTTAAAGCATTTCATATATGAAGTGACAATTGAAATCAATAAAGACTTCAGAAAAATATTTCTATATTCATCGCCTTCACCAAAACTATCAAGAAGAGTTGGTTCAGAAAAAATTCTCTTACTTAAACCTATCCAAGATAAAATATTTCTTAAATCTTTTTCGATTAGAAACATAGCCCTAACCTTGGCAATCATTTTACCTGTTAGCGGAATTTTGGGTAAAAGCATGTCATTTTCATAAAAAGTTTGTTCGACTCTACCATCCACATACACTGCATTCTTAACCTGAATATTGCCATGCCTACTTATATTCAGGAAAATATAATCTTGTGGGTTAATATTCATAGTAGCCATCCTTTTTTATTTATTTTAGTTTACATGAAAGTTTTATTTTTACTTAGTGTTTTCTAAACTATTTTACGATAGGTAGATGCTGAGGGTTGGTGGTATAAGATGGAGAAAGCATTTCGCGCTTCATTGCCCAGGACTTTTCAATTCCCTGCCCCGCAAAAAATAAATTAGCTTTGCCACTCTGGTTGAGTCCATCAACGACACGCATCATAGCTTCGCTGTTAGGCTGTGGCCGGTACTCATCAAACAGGTTGAGCTGAGACACTCCACTGCTGAAAAATCGTTCAGCATCACTCCTGCTTTCATATAGCGGTGACCGTCGAGCCATATCTGATCGAGTGCGTTCATAGCCACACGGATAATATCGCGGGTATCGTTAGAAGGCGTGAGCAGTTTTCCGTTGGCCTGATTGCCGTGAAACGCTTCTCCCTCCGCGTGCGGACTGGTACGGATAAATACAGCTATCTGTTTGCAGTACTGCCTTTTCCTTCCTTAGCTTTTCAGCAGCGCGTTCTGCAAAAGCACAGACGGCCTGACGCATATCCGTGTATTCGGTGATCTGCGATCCAAACGAACGTGAGCACATTAATTTTCAATTAATTATATGCCTTTCTACGCTCATATTATTGAAATTTCTTTAATGGAAATATGACCTATATTGCTATAGGTTTGGCTTTATGAGACACAACTTATCATGTCGTCAATGAACTAGAGTAAGCTATAGCTTTTATACATAAAATAAATACAAATGCTGCCCAAATAACAGTTTCACGTATGCGCAGATCTGAACCAAACCATAACATATAGTAATCATTCAACCTAAATTTAAGTCAATCCGCAATCTACAATTTTCTCTCAAGAATTTAAAATTCAAAAAAATAAGTTGAAGACGCTAATAGACCACTCGTAGAGATGACTTTTTAAAAATCACTCATATGAAAATACTTATCTAGATATGGGGTTTTTTACTGCGCTTCTGCCACAAGACTATGATTCCCAGCAGCTTAAAATATATCTTCCCCTCGTAAATGACTCTCCCTGAGAATTTATCTCAAAGAAATATCATATCAATTTTATTGATCCATATACCGATTTTCCCAAAGCATCCTCAAACAAAGGTTATAACGATCAGTTAAGTTTTTTTGATAGGTTTTATCATAGATAAAATCTATCATACACCATTGATTAATCGCTTTATCCGATCAATAATTTACAGTAAAAATTACATTTCATTCTTTTTTTCAGGGCTAACTCGGCATTAAATTGCGAATTAAATCAGTTAGTCCTTATGAAAATCCTTAATGAAATATGAATAATTGAGACGCAGGAGGCGATAATGAAACACAAAAAAATTATTACTAAGGTTAAACTTCCATTAGATGTAAATTTCGTTGCGGCACCTATTGTGGATTCAATAGGAAAAGTGAAAGCTATGGAGATCTTCCCTCGTTTCTGTATTTCCCAAACGGAGAGTAATGTTTTTTTTCCTCAAGAATGGTTATATAGCAAGTCATCACTGAATGATAAACATAATCTACTAATACTTACGATAGATGCCATAAGCAAACAAGAAAAATTTTTCAAAGAAAATAATATATTTTGCACACTCAATGCCGATAGGGACATTGCTGATATGATTTGCACTATGTCAGATGTTAAAAGTCAGCTTACGAACATGGCCTTTGTTAGGCTCGAAATAACCGAAAATTTTTCTGCGACGAACGGTGGCATAAACGATCCGCTACTTTCGATGTTGAGTCGTAATTTTATCTTATGGTTGGATAATTTCGGATCCGGTCAGGCAAATTTGGCTGCTTTGCAGAGCGGAATTTTCGAAACAGTAAAAATAGACAGACGCTTTTTCTGCGAACATGCAGAAAGACCTCTATGGCATGTTGTACTTAGAGAGATTCGTCGCTATGCGTCCTATATAGTTGTAGAAGGCGTAGAAAACCTTACACAGATTGAAAAATTAGTGGGTGTTGTTGATGGAATGCAAGGTGGTTTTTTTCCGTTCCTTTCTCTCGACGCTCCTTTTACTGAAGATGCAATTACAAATAACAGCATATTCAAATAGCCACTGTTTGTATACTAATTTACTGTCATCTTGAAAAAGTGACGCCAATCAAAATTATACGTAAAAATTAAATCTTTTACTAAAGAAATTTTTTTTCATTCCGATAAACTCGATAACCAAGCAGCTCAGTAAAAGCATCGGTTAAACTGGGCAAGACAAAGCATTAGCACCTCTGCTATATCCTGCGTTTGCAGCACAGCTACTTGGCTCTTGCACTATTAGTGCATATTAAATACGTCTTAATGAATTACACCATTATTCTGACTGAATTAATGATTACCTATCAAACCCTTAATTTATAAATAATGAATACTTAACTAAAAATGATGCAGGTAATATATGCATAAAATTTATGATAGCGATGACTATAACTCACGTAATTTTTTACAGCAACTCATTATATCAGGTGAGTTTATACCCTACTTCCAGCCCATAGTATCTCTTGAGAATGAGCGTATAGTGGGTTTTGAAATTTTAGCACGACGCATTTTACCAGACGGTGTTGTGATCGGTCCCGATGACTTTATTTCGACCCTGGAACATCACAACCTACTCAATGAGCTGATGAGTTCACTCTTGCACCAGAGCTTCATGGCCACAACAGACTGGCCCAGCCAGCTATTTTTATCAGTAAATGTTTCTCCTTCCCAGCTTAACGGGAAGTCTATTCCTGCTATCATAAAAGACGCGGCTGAAAATTGTAAATTTAGTTTAACTCGACTAAAAATAGAAATTACTGAAACCGCACTGATAGATGAAATTGATACGGCTCGTGCAGAACTTGAGCATTTGTCTGAAATGGGTTGTAAAATTGCTATGGACGACTTCGGGACAGGGTGTTCTAGCCTAGCCTGGCTTATTCATTTGCCTGCCAGCACACTAAAAATAGATCGAAGTTTTATATGCTCTATGATTCATAAAAAGTACAGTCGTAAAATTATTTCCAGCATTATTGGCCTCGGCCGCAGCCTCGATATGGAAGTGATTGCTGAAGGAGTTGAAACTCAGGAACAGGCTGAACTTCTACGAAGTATGGGCTGCGAATATGCTCAGGGATTTTTCTTTGGCAGAGCAATGCCTGCAAAAGATACCTGCAATTTCCTAGCCGAAATACCGGCACCAAAATTTCATGGCAGGCTGACGCGTATGTCACTTGAGCAGTGTGCTCATCAGATTTCATCGATGTATTCAGCGCCGGGTGTTTGTATATGTTTCCTTAACCCCGAATTAATCATCGTTGACGCCAGCGACACCTTCGCTGAGCGAATGGGCTGGGCCTCGAATGAAGTCATCCAGCGTCATATTTTTGAAGTAATTCCTACGGAGTCAGATAGGCTGAACTGGCTTCAGGGATTCCGTGAAAAAGGCCTTCCTTACCCTCCTTATGAAGTCAGGCTGCCGGGAGGGAAAGTCGACTTGGTTATACTTACGCGGGTGGAAGATGAAACAAAAGATTTGCTGGGTTTCTGTCTTTTTGGCGTGGACATCTCCGGCCGTGTTGGTACAGACATCAAACAGTAAATACTCTCGCCTTTTCAAAATAGAAGTGTTGATTTTCCTTTATGGTTTTTGGGAGAGATTAAGCTTTAACCACATAGCCCCTCTACCTGCCATGACAGAGGCGGTGCAGTCATTGCCCGGTCGCCGGGCTTTTTTATGCTGGTTGCTGAGGCCAGGTAATATTTGGTGCCTTGGATGTGTCTATCTCATTCACGGCGTCCAGATAATCCAGCCACTTGTTATAGGCCGTCAGGTCATCCCCTTTCAGGCGACCCAAAGCAGCCTTGCCCGGCCACTGACGTGTGTTCATAAAGTCATTGGCCTGAGAGATTTTGACCAGTTTGTCATTTGCAGCCTGGGCCAGAATTTCTTCCTGCGTGGGCGCAGGCTTATCTACCCAGCAGGGCATTCCCTCACCCGTTGAACCGAGAATTTTTCCCTCTGGCGGCACCGATATAAATTCATGCCACGCATCATCCGTCACCTCTACCGCATCCTGTGGCCAGCCCACGCCCTTCTCATAGTCAGGCTTCATGTTTTCCGGGCAGAATGCCATGCGGCTGGCGCTAAAAAACATATTCCCCATATCAGTATCCTATTGCCAGAAAGTGAAAAGTAATCGCGCCTGAACCAGCTGAGGCCGCACTGACAGAGTTACCGCTGATCTGGATACCCTGCGGCTTATACGTGAACTGGCTCGTATTTGACGAACTCACGTCAGCGCCGCTGATGCCTATGCCGTTCGCGTCGTTGGCAACGTTGTGCGTCAGCACCACATGCAACGCTGCATTGGGAAACTGTATCGGGTAGGCTTTTGTACTCAGCGTGCCGATTGTGGCCGGTGCGCTGCCCCACTGAATAATCAGTCCGGACGGGAGTTTCTGGTATCCGTTAACGCCAAAGTTGCTGTCGAAAAACGACATATCCGGTAGCTGACCGCTGCCGTTGCCCGCGTTCTTGTTTGCGGCGGACCCGATGCCAAGATATTTAAACAAATCCGCTGTGCTGTTTTGTCCTACTACGTCGCGTCCGAAGGACGTAAATGGCGCAAGTGCGGCTTTATTCTGACCGAAGAAATAAGGCAGCGTGTCAGTAGCGGAAGCCAACCCTGCCAGAGCGATTAGATTCTGATTAAGCGGCTGATAAATGCTACCGAGCGCTGCAATAGCCGAATTTAGCTCACCCAGATTTACTGCATGATTTGATTGCGAGGCTGCTGAGACCGGTAGCGCTCCTCCGCTGTTCCCACACATTACCCATGCACTGAGAGAACTGTTCCATTCAGCTTCAATTAGTCCGTTGGCAATAATTTCGCCACCCTGTAATGCCTGATGCGCATGAGAATACAGTGGAAAAGCGGCGCTTCCATTAACAGCCAGCGTGGAATTGCCGGTATTAGCTGCCCTGGCTTTAAATGTCAGCCGCATTCCATCAGTGAGCGCCGGAAGATTTGGCAGATAAGATGCTACATAAGCATTTGCTGCGCCGGTATCAATTGCATAGGTCATAGTGCCCTGCTGGATAGCTGAAAACACGCCCGCAGCAGGAAGGAACGGCGCGTTTGCAGCGACAGCGATGTTTGCCGCAGTAATCGTTGTTGCACCCTGAGGGACCGTTATGACCCAGGCAGCGGTATAGCCAGTATCAGCTGCTGGCGTAGTCTGTGTGCCTGTGGTGGCAGCTACGCCCGCTTTCAGAGAAACAGTACATATACCTGAACGGACTGTATTCTGAGCGGTGCCGGAGTTATTGGGACCGCTGTAAGCTACTGAGGGGTTCGCTGCATTGTAGTAAGGCAGAACGGTTGCACCTGAATCAATGTCGCTGTATGTCACCTGGATCAGGTAGTTGATGCTCTGTCCGGCAGTGACAGGCGCAGCCAGAGTAAAAGTTGTGGGAGTAAGTATGACCCCCTGCTTCAGAATTGTATTAATGGTATCAGCAGGCAGTGACGAATAAGCGGTACCGTCCACATTTTGAAGGCTGTAAATCTGCCCTTTGGCAATGTTTATCACCATAGAAGCCGGTGAAGATGGCGTACAAGCCAGACCATGCAGATAGGTGTTAGAGCCCATCATAGCAGCGGCCAGTTTCGCCATGCCCATCATGGCGTATTTGTTGGTGTTGAGCAGGTCTGTTTCGAGCGGGATAGAACCCGGATAAACAATTTGACGATCCATTTCTGTTCCCATAAAAAAAGCCACCTGCATTTAGGTGGCCCGGTTGACGGTGATTATCTTAACTGAAGCGTTACTGGAGTTTCACCCATATGATTGACCCTTCCATTTTCACTGCCGCTACGGCTTCGTAGACCTGCGCATCCGTGACTTTTCCGGTAACCATTTCCTGTGAAACATATTGCCCACGGGAAGCAACGCTGTAGCCTGATGGTGTGGACTCATACCCCGCTATGTAAGGTATGCCCGTTCCCTTTGGCCGGTAAGCAATGACAAATGCCTGATAGGGGATCATCACTGAGCCATATCCCCCTGCTATGCCGTAGCCGATCATCGGTCCGCCGTATGATCCCGTGTCAAGCGGACGAAGCGGTTCAAATATTTTTGGCACATTGCCGGTTAACTCCACCAGAATATCGGTTATGGCCTGGCGCGTTCCTCTTGAGCGCAGCATGTTGATTTTAATTTGATTGCGAAACAGGTCGTCTGGCATACCGGCAGGACGCTGTAGACTGTTGCCAAAAAAGTCATAGGCCACAATATCAAGCCAGCCGCCAGTGGCTGTGGATATTCGTGTCTGCAGCCGGGCATAAACGTAAAGCGAATAGCACCATGAAAGTGCTTTCGCGCACGCCGTCAATACGCCATCAAGAAAGGGACTGCTGTCTCTAAACCACGTTGGTGGCAGCAGTCCTCTCAGGCGCGTATAAATATCATTTTGATCGCCGGTTGCCATTTAGCTCACCTGTACCGTTCCGGCCCGAATAACCTGCTGGGCAGAGGCCGCAAGGTCGGAGGTTCCTGAATTCAGCGTAAGTGATGTGACATTAGTTACAAGCGGGCTTGCTGCATAGGCCACCTTCACCAGTTGCGTATAAGCCAGTAACTGCCCCAGAGACAGGCTGGCAATATATTTCTGTATGGATGACTGGACCATTGCAACAATCGTTGAATGATTTGCTGACGGGTCTGTGGTGACTGTCAGCGCGACGTTTGCAGTCAGCATTGCCGGCGGGAAAACGCCAAACGTCACGGTGAATCCACGAACGGTGTCAATGGCAGCATAGGCCTGCCCCAGAAAAGTACTGTCAGGTGCGCCGCTTCCGTCATCGACAACTGCATAAAAATACCCCGGCTGCGGCGTACCGTTATAGGCATAATTTTCGGTCAGTGTATATGTGACACCGCTTTGCATGCTGCTCAGTGCGTAGCCAATTGCCGCTTTCGTCGCTTTGGACAGCGATGCTATCCACAACACGAACCTGGCCCGGTAATCACTGTCACTTTCTGCATCCTTGCCGCTGGCAAATGTTGCGCTGTTTGAAACCGTGTCCACATACTGGATTGAGCCTGCAATAACTGTGACCGTACCCGCCTGGGCATTGCCCGCCAGGCCTGCTGTGTTTGCCTGAACCGGCACCACCAGGGAGCTGACACCCGCTTTTATCACATACCCCGCCTGAACAGGGTCATATGCTGGGTTAATCGTGTCGGCAATAACAGAGTATGCCTGCGTGGCATCCGTTGTGGTCACCTGCGAACCGATCGGGATTAGTGCCTGACTGGCCGCAGTGAACCGACTGAACGTCACCAGCCCGACAGCCTGAACTGCTGACAGTCGCGGAAAGCTGAAGTCAGCCATCCAGCTGTCCAGATCGGCTCCTGAGCAGGTCGCTGCGCGGGTAGTCACCAGAAGATTCACTATAAGCTGCTGAATCCACATCGTCACGCCAGTGTTTGATTCCACAATAGCGCGCAGGATACTGCCTATTGCCAAATCCACCAGGCCTGCTGCCCGCGCCTGCATCGCAGCAACCTGATCACTGACCAGGGTAGAAAACGATTTAACATTAAGTGATGCCACGTTATTACCTCGTTACGTCAAAGCTGAGTGTTTCCGGAGTGCCGGTTGTGGCGTCTGTATACTGAATAGAAACGCTGACTCCTCCGTCAATAAGTCCGAGCGATACCGATGGCGGAGGACTCACCGCGACGGAATCCTCAAGCAGCATCTGTCCAGTGATGAGCGCTTTCCACTCCCCCGGGTTAACGTTTTCCCCAATCTTCCGGCCCAGTCCGGCACCGTAGTCAGGGTGAAACACATAATCCCCGGGATTGGTCATAAGGCGGCGTAGAATGCGCTGCTTACCCCGTTCTGAATCGGATACAGGACGCAGATCGCCCGCAGGCGACGTGCTGAGGTCACCGCCGACGTAGTGATGGATGTCGTACATGATTCACCGCTTTAGGTAAGTTTCTGATTTGGCTGGCTGGTGTTACTGCCTTGGCCGTTCTCGTGGTGGGTGTGGCCGTTATAGGTCGTTCGGATCTGCTGAACAGTTCCGTGAATGCCGTTGTTGTCGCTGATATCACCGACTACCGTCAGATTCCCGTCTATAAGAACGTCGCCGCCGGTAAAGTGGTGAGCAGGTGCGTCATAAATCAGCTTAGTGGCTGAACGGATTAGCACATCCCCGCTATTAAGAAACTTCAGTATCGAGCCTGATACATGAACGAGCCAGAATTCACCTGACGGAGGCCCCGGGCAGCGGTCACTGTCATTGTAAAACTGGCCAGCCGCCATCCCCGCCCCCATCAGGCCGGAATCAAACTCGACTTCAACGACAGCCCCTATTGCCGGTCCGGCAGCCATTCCCCAGCCGTTTCCGGCCCATGGCGTGCTGAGTGGGATCCAGCCCGTTTCCTCGCCTGTTGGCTGCAACTGGACCTTCACGGCATAAGATGCCGGATCGTATGCCGTAATCACGCCCTGTCTCGTCCCGCTAACGCCCGCATTTGTCTGCTGTGCGGTGGCGGCCATTGCATTCAGAAATACTCTCACTGTGTAACCTCCAGTGCCGGGCTGTGATTCTTTCCGTTAATGCTCATCGTGTAGCCGTTTTCCCAGCTCAGCGTTCGCCTCACGCTGTCGCACCAGTAAAGTTGGTCAAAAGGGCTTTCGGTACCCTCAATACGTACACGGATCTGCGGCGTAAGGAGATTGTCACCCGCCGTGGATCCGGAAAATTTCATCTCATGCTCAACAACCTGACGGTATATGGTCTGCGCCAGGGCGCTCGCCGCCTCAGGAGTAAGGCCGTTACGGATAATGCGGTAAACCTGTGTTTTCGCCGTGGCGTTACCCGGCGTGGTGCCTTTGGCATATTTGGGGTAGGAGGCGACAAACTGCTTATTTTTCCGTTTTGCATTCCAGCTCAGCACCTCCACCGTAATACCCTTTGAAATCGTGAGCGCACGTGAAAATGACAGGTCATCAGAAGTATTACACTGCGGATAGGTCAATGTTCCGGGCGGCTGCCAGCGAATAACGTAGTTATCAGCTTTTTCCGTCTCCGTGATCGGTTCAAAATGCAGGTTGTCACCGTCCACATACACCTGAAAATTTTCAATGCTCGCAAGCGTGGTAAGCAAATCCCATTCTGTCTGCTCACCGGTCAGGTGCGCGGAGTCAATCTGATAAAATTCACCAAACCGCTGTTTTGTTGGCGTAACCACCGGGTTTAGCCCATGGCGCTGTGCCAGCAGGGTGGCAATCTGCGAACTGGTATAATTCTTGAAGCTTTCTCCGGCAGACTTTGCATCAATAAGCAGACCGACAAAATCACGACCATCTGCCGTGATTTCAAAACGGGCAGGATCGTAATGCCAGTTATCGATATTGCCGGTGATGAGACGCTTCTCATCGGTACCAGACCGGGTGATGACTGAAGCGTAAAGCTCAACCCTTACGATTGTCTGGACAGCCCACCAGTTAAGCAACTGCATATCGTCCGGTAACGCCGATACTGCCAGCGTCAGGTCAAAGGTGGATGCGCCCCGAAACCGGTTATCCTCCACGCTGAACGATACAAACGGAACCTCAGTACCGTTTAAACGACAACGCCCGCTGATTAGGCGGGCGCTGGACTCCACTATCGGGTTGTTCACGTCCATAGCTAACTCGTCGGATTAGAGGGAATAGTCAGCGTGTTGATGCCGGTGAGTTGCGGATCGGTCAGGCCGTTAGCAGAGGCAATGCTGCTCCACAGGGATGCATCTCCATACTGGTCTGATGCAACCTGATACAGGTTTCCACCCGACAGCGTCACGCTGCGTATACCGTCCGCCGTCTGGCCGGAACTTACGTTTTTATTGAGCCGTCCCAGTACGTTCTGAAGGCTGTAAAGTGCCGGGATGCGCGTGCTCTGGTCCGCCTGGCTTAGCAGATTGCTTACCGTCTTTGATATCGGGTTCCCCGGAACAAGGCCACCTAGCGATGTTATGTCGTTAGCCGCGGACTCGAGCTGCGTAATCTGCTGCTGTACAGTCACCTGCGCTGCAATGACTGGCCTGACAACCGACTGAACCTGCTCAACAGTCGCGTGTGCAAAGTCATTAACCTGCTTCACGGCACTCTGCACCTTTGTGACAGCAGTTGTAACCGTTGATACGTCAATAACATCAGACAGCCCCAGCGCCTGGCCGATATCACTGTCCAGCAGCCCCTGAAGCGCGCCGGTCAATGCATCCACTCTCAGCGGAGAAGCGTTACTGGCAACAATCGCCACTTCAATCGTGTATGACCTTCGGTAGATGAATTCGTAGACCGGCACAAAACTGGTAATGACAACAGTAAAGCTGTAGTCGTCAAGCGTGAGCGTGAGCTCTTTACCGGCGTCGCGCATACGTTCCAGCGCTTTCACCCGATCCCCGGCCTGATAACCTGTGAAAACACCGGACCATGTAAGCGGGTCATATTCCACACCCAGCACATCGATGACGCGCTTCCCGCCGACCATCTGGTGAAGCACTGTTTTTTGACGACCAGGCAGCGCCAGGCGCTCAGGGACTTCGAAATCAAGAAATTCGAAATCACCGAGAACCAGACGTGTGACGGTCGGGTCTACCCCCTGCGCGAAGTTATTCAGGGCGCTTGTAAACGACATAAATACTCCGTTACTGAGTTGAGAGCCTGCTCACCTGTCCGGGATGGACCATGAGATTCGACGAGTCAAAGGCGCTTGGACCGGCTGGAGCTTTGGTCAGATTTTTACCCAGGCCATTTATTACTGTCGCAACCAGTACCTGACGGCCTTCATGCGTCATCAGCAGGTTAACCGGCTGATCTGCCTTATTGGCCATAACGGGCGGGATGGCAGGATAGGTCCCGTTTTTTCTGTACGAAGCAGTCCTTTCGCGCTGGTTGTCAAAATCCGCCTGGGTCGGCGTCCATGGAACATAATTAACACCGTTCGCCTTAGCATTTTCACGCATCAGGCGATCGCGTTCCGACATTTCACCCGACTGAGAAACTATCTGGTCATATGCCTTTCCTTCAGCCATTGCCTTTATACGACGGTAAATTTCCACTCCCGAACTGGCAATCGCATACTCCGCCGCCAGCATCACCGTGTTCTGGAATGCGCCCAACGCGCTTCCCAGTTTTGGCAACCCACCAGGGCCGGACAAAATCCTGACAGGAGATAACAAAGCACCCGCAGCGTGTTTAAATAACCAGAATCCACCGCTCAGCGCAGCAAGCCCCGTCACAGCGAGTGCAGCATGGGCAACAAACTTTGTCAGCTCAGGATTCCTTTGCGCAATCTCGGTCATTCTCTGCATCGTGTTTGTCAGCCCCTCCAGACCTTTTGTAAAAGTGTCCAGCAGACCGCCTTCCTTGCCCATGACCAGTTGCAGGTTTTCCCACTTTTTCTGAAAATCGATCTTCTTGCCGTTATAGGTCCCGCCAACCGCATCGTAGGCAGGATTTAGCCCTCTGGCTTTATCATAGGATTCGATGGAGTGATGAATTGTGGCTAACTGTTTATCGATGAGGTTGAACATCTTGCCGCCGGTGCGGCCAAATATAAGGGCGTTCTCACGCTGTATCTGGTCTTCCGTGTAATTATTTTTACGGTAGATGGGCAGGATCATCTTCTCGTAAAACTCAACCGGCGACTGACTGAAAAGCTGCGAATTGATCAGTGGGTTGCCTTTGAAACGCTTTACACCTCCCATGCTGTTCAGTTCAATTTTGCTGGCATCCCACACGCCCATTTTCATCAGGTCATGAGTAACCTGATTAGGCAGTTTAACGATACCGTTCAGGCGGTTGTAAGAGGTCATAAGGGCATCACCCGCTGAGCTACCTTTCAACTCACCGATGATGGGCTCAAGCTCGGCAAACAGTGCTTTATTGCTAAGGTTGAAGGCAGATGTACCAGCTTTAGCCATAAACTGGCGGTACTGCGTGAAATCAACGTTACCACCTGACGACTGGATCGCTTTAAAACCCGCGTCCATTAATTCATTGAAGCGCTGCGGGCTTTTCAGACCGCCTGCTGTCTCAACAAATCGCAACATGTCCATCTGCTTAGCGGTGGTCATCTCCTTTGAGTGCTCGTCTAACCCCTGAGAAGCGAAATTAATTCGGGCCAGCACCGGTGCGGCCATTTTAGCGGCCTTGAGTTGCTCATCGAGTGTCGCTGCTCCCGATTCACGAAATACACCCTGCGCCTCAGTGAAATATTTGAGCATATCGGTAGTGGATGTGCCGCGAACTTTAGTCGTTTGTACAAAGTTCTCGGCATCCTTACGGGCATCCTCACCCATGCCGTACTGATTAAACTTCTCGGTCATGGTCTGATATTTGGCTGCCTCATCAACGAATCCATCCAGCACCTTAAACCCCAGGTAGCCCGTCGCCAGATTGGTCATGCCATCAGAATGCGAGCTGCGACCCAAATACCGGTCATTTCCACCACCACCCGATCCGCCTCCCCCGCCCCATCCCCC